AATGATTGATCATATTCAGTTCTTGTCTGACTGTTTAGATAGGGGTTCTTTTGATGAACAATTCTTCAGGGTATGTCAACAATTACAAATTGATCGAGCGGTGTCCAGGGGTGGTTCTGCTTCTAGCTTTTCAACTGCTAATGGACGTGATCCTCTTAAGTGGGTTAGATCTAATGATAAAACCGCAGATTCCTTGTTATTTGAGCTCAGAGAACTTGAATCTATTCCTTTTCTTTTCAATCAACGAACCACATACGACGTTGAGGACGTTTATCCTCATCCCTATGATGTATCGACAATGTCCGACGAGATTCGTGATATGGCACTTAAAGACGCGCGCGAATTGATTAAACCTGAAACGAGCCTTTCTATGTTTAATTTGTTATTTGTATTGTATTGTTCCGATCCTGTTGCGTATGTCCGTAGTCCTATTTTATGTAGGTTTAAGCATTACGTTTCTATAGTTAATCCGATTATTCGTGAGTATCAAGGAGAATTTGTAGTGAATAAACATGATACTATGGCTCCTCAGCGTTTTCTGACTGCGCTTCAATTTCATGCTAGTTATGTTGATTATGTAATTAGTAGGACGTGGCATGGCATGGTAGATTTCATGTATACGTCAGAGTTTCTGTACCATTGGTATTCAGAAGTCTTTGAATTCATGTTCAATGATCCAATGTATAATGTGAAACGTTTCAAGGATGCCACTAGCATATTTATTCAGAGTGTATTTTCAGGATCGTCTAGCGGAAGGAAGCTCGTATGGACTTGTAATGTTAATCCAAAGCATGGTGACAGGATCATTCTAGTAGATGGTCACTATGAACGCATCGAAGGTGCAACGAATGATTACTTCTATCTTCACAAACCTTCAATCTTCGAAGCGTTGTCTGTAGCTTCTGAAAAGCTAGTTGACCTAGGACTGATTTATACTAACATCCTCTGTAAGTTCCTTCTGACTTGTGAAGTCAATAAAGAGAACTCCATTTTATGCATGTTGTTAGAGCATGTTCGTAGTTTGAGTGGATATTGTAGGACCATCGGCCCTCTTTCTCATAAGAAACAGATGACGGTGTATGAAACTATTGATGTGCCTAATCCACCGTACGCTCCCTTCTTAAGCGGCGTATGGAGACAGTTTCTTACGTGGTACTTTGAATCCTCGGGCAAGTACGTCATGGTTTCTGACGAATATGATGCTCTTATCCCATTTACATTGACTTCAAAGTCAGCTGGCGGCAGGGAATTTGTATCGAATTTTAACATCAAAGTAGATGATGGAACTAACTTAAACTATGTTGCACGGACTAAATCAATGTTCTTTATGATGAATCCCGAGCTAAGCATGGATGTATCTATTTTGAGAAGAGGGTACACGCCTGATCATCCCGGTATTGTAGCTTCTCGACATGTACCTGACGGCAAAGCAACTAGAGCGGTCATGATGCAGAGCATAAATAGATATCTAGCTGAATTAGTTATTGGCATACCCCTTTCTAGTTGGCAGACCAGAAAAAGAGACCATAATAATAACGACTATGAAGGGATTTCTACTCCACTTGATTTTCATGTTGGCTTTGATACCGGTGTCCACATACTAGACCATGCTTATGGTCTATATATGACTGGCTTAGGAGAGTATCTGATAATGGATTCCGATGCCGATGTATTTGATGGTCATCAGACTAACCAGAATATGCGCTCTATCGCCCTTAAGGCATGTCTTGATTATATCAATTTCTCAGGTGTAGATCCTTATTATGAAGCTTGGGGTCTAAAATTGAGTGAGATATTCTCAATCATATGGGGAGACGGTAATGTATACAATGCGTATTACTTATCTGAGAGCACTACTAGATCAGAATTAATTCGTACTGATATGTTGGGTTCTGGTGAGTTCATGACACTGTCTATAAACAATATGACTAATGTCGCGTTGACCGAGTATATGAACATGGCATTGCGCAAAGCTGGTATTGATATATACTTTTTCAAGCGAAGAAAACAGGGAGATGATAGCGAGGATTATGCTGAAGTCAGGAATTTAAGTTCTGAATTACTGGAGCGCATATCTATAGTAGCTTCTAATGCGTATAAAGAAAATGGTCATAGCTTGAACTTGGTTAAAACAGTGACTAGATTCCATTATAGTGAGTACCTTAAAAAGAGAAGCGTATTCGGATACGAGATACCTCGTGCTCATGTACAGTACTTCTGCGCCGAAAGACGAGCGAAGTACTCTACTATTATGTCTGAATTGCGATCTTTACGATCTAACTATAATATATTGTGCAGCAGAGGTAGCTCTCCACGTTTTTGCGCTAAGCTGCTGTTATATACTTGGTTAGTACGAGGTCAAGAACGGTTCAGTGAGAAGGTTGGAGCACAGCGTAAAGTAACCATAGTATATTATCCGCCCATAGGATTATTCTTGCCTGCATCAATGGGGGGCGTTGGATGCTATCCGAGATGCTTCCTTGGTTCGTCGTCTGATCTAGCGTGCGCGTGGTATATGACATCGAATCCGTTATTCATGAAATATGGTGTTCATTTCACTAAATTTGTGAGTGATGATCAGAATTATACTGCTCGAAAATTAGCTGGTGTAGCCGTGCGCGATGGAGTGTACGTATCTGGAAAATTGACGAAGATACCTGGAATTGATTATATAAAGAAGCATGTGTTAGAACGTTTTCCGGGCAGATTACGTGATGTAGCGAAAGCTCGTAATTTGCTCAAGAGCATGAAATTTGGTGACTTGATACCAACTGAGATTCATTTTGATAGACAACATGAGTTTGTGATGTTTCGAGAGATATCAAAGTTAAGAGCTAACGCTCAACGTGATTTTGATTTCGATCAACGGAGTAAAGGGAGAAGATTAATTAAAGGTGGAAGTGTCACTAAGAATCTAATCGAATTGTTTCCTCTGCTCGAAAACTTACACTTAACATTATATGAGTCAGATGAGTGTCATGATAAGGTTCACCCCTTTATATGTTCGCATGATGATTTAGATTTTCTTTTTCGGTATACTGGCATTAGGCTGAACGAATCTACGGATGTGGGTATGAGTACATCGTTAAATGACATGCTACGAAGGTTTGATAAACATTTTCCTAAGCATTACGATCCTGAGGTCATGTTGAGGATACTGACAGATGAAAGATGTATGAACGATATGGATGTACTGTCGAAAGTGCTCATAGTCATGGGTATGCGTCAAGATGTAGCGCCCGCAGCCGCGATGAAGATCATAGAGGATAAGGATAAGTTGGTTGCGATGTCTATGAATGGCGGTTTTAGTTGGGGGGATCCAATTCTCAGTAACATGCCTTCATGTTACGATATGAATTTGTATGATGGTAACGTTATTACCCCTTTTCCTAGCTTCAATATGTATATTGGCTCTATAGTTAATCAGATTTGTATTTACGAGTCATTTAGCCGACAGAGACCAGTTAGAGCGAAGATTAGTGTGAAGAAAATGGATGTGATTGAGGTTCAACGCTGGGCGTCAAAGCTTGGATATGCGCGTAATATCTTTGACAATGGTCCTACTTTTCGAGACCACGAATTACATGGCATAAAAAGTTAG